AATCCTAAAGATACTGTTGGAATTAAGTTTGCGACTCCTGCTGATGCTCGTAAGACTGTTGCAAAAGTTAAAAAGATATCTAAACCGTTTGCAAGGAAAATACAAATTTTAACTGTTGGAGAACAGCGTGCCAAGGTTATGAAAAAACATCAAGTCGCTGCAATCTTTAAGAAAGGAAAGGAGTCAATAAGAAATGAGAAGAGCAATACTAGACGCGCTAAAAGCTAAATACGAAGCTGAAATAGCGGAAGCAGATGCTACTGCAAATATCTATTTAGATAATTCAGTAGGTATAGGAGAACATCCACAACACATCGAAGAGGTAAACAAACAAATTGAAAAGATAGCTAACGCAAAAGAAAAATTAGATGTGTTAGAAGAGTTTGAGCCTGAAAGGAGCGTGTTATAATGGATTTTGTAGAGAAAATAAGAAGAATAATTAAAATGAGACACGACGATGTGGTCATTGCAATGACTAACGGTAATGTTGACAATATGGAAAAATACAATTATATGTTAGGTCAGATACGAACATATCAGTATTTATTACAGGAGATATCCACCCTGCTAGATAAAAAGGAGCAAAATGACAGTGAAGGAACAGTTATCAGCATCAAAACAAAAGATAGTTCTACCAAATAAAGAACTAGTTGGTGTTAAAAAAGAAGAAAAAAAAGAAATAGACGAATCATCAAAACTTCCCGAACCTACAGGCTGGAGAATTTTAGTTTTACCTTTTAAACAAAAAGAAAAAACTAAAGGTGGTATATTATTAGCAGATGAAACAGTAGAACGATCACAAGTAGCATCGACTTGTGGTTTAGTTTTAAGAATGGGTCCACACTGCTATGATAAAGAAAGATACCCAGAAGGACCTTGGTGTAAAAAAGGTGATTGGATTATCTTTGCAAGATACGCTGGATCACGAATTAAAATCGATGGGGGTGAGATAAGACTTCTCAATGATGATGAAGTTTTAGCGACCGTGGAAAACCCTGAAGATATATTCCACGAATTTTAATCATAGAGGAGTAAAACTATGCAAGAAGAAGAAAAGAAAACAATTGATATCGACACATCTGGTCCAGATGTAGATGTTGAATTGCCAGAAGAAAAAACAGAGGAAGTTGTAGAACAACAAACAGAGGACACAACAAATGAAACACAAGACCTTAAAGACGGTGGTAGCGCCGATGACGCATCTGAGAAACCTGTGGAGCAGTCTACTGGTGAGGAAGGTGATAAACAACAAGACAACAGTAAGCAAATTGAAGAGTATTCTGAAGGCGTTAAAAAGCGAATAGCTAAATTAACAAAAAGAATGCGTGAAGCTGAAAGGCAAAAAGAAGAAGCTTTACGTTATGCAGATAGTGTTAAAAAGGAAAGAGACCAATTTAAAACTACAGCAGACTCTTTAGATAAAAATTATGTTGCAGAAATGGAAGGTAGAATTACTTCTTCTATTGCAGCGGCTCAAGAAAAATTAAGAGCGGCTAGACAAGCAGAAGATACTAAAGCTGAAACAGAAGCTTTAGCAGACATTTCTCAACTTGGTTATGAACAAGGTAAATTAGCTGAATTAAAAACTGCACATCAAATGCAGGAAAAAGAAGCTAAAGAAAAACCTGTTGATCAATCATTATATCAACAACCGCGAAGACAGGCTCAAACTCCACCAGATCCTATGGCAGAGGCTTGGGCTGAAAATAACGAGTGGTTCGGTAAAGACAGTGCAATGACGTATACAGCGTTTGATTTGCATAGAAAACTTACCGAAGAAGAAGGAATTGACCCTAGATCTAAAGAATATTATGATGAAATAGACAAGAGAATAAGACTTGAATTTCCCCATAAATTTGATACATCTAAGGACAAACCAGTTAGTAAACCTACACAAACTGTTGCCTCTGCAACGCGTAGTACAAAGACTAACCGTAAATCTGTGAAACTCACTTCATCACAGGTCGCAATAGCGAAAAAATTAGGAGTGCCACTAGAAGAATATGCGAAACAACTTATGAACACGAAGGAGGTATAGGCATATGGAAAAGAAACAACCAACTCGTGCGAGCCAAGCAAAGAAAAGTGATTCAACAAAAGTTGAAACACAAGCAAAAACGGTAGCTCCAAAAGAGAGACCAAAAGTTTGGACTCCACCATCGTACTTAGATACGCCCAACGCGCCAAATGGCTACAGACACAGATGGGTCAGGGTAGAAATCCTGGGATTCGTCGATACGAAAAACATACAAGGACGCTTAAGATCCGGGTATGAATTAGTAAGAGCAGATGAATATCCAGAGGAGGACTTTCCCGTAGTTGCAGACGGCAAATACGCAGGGGTGATCGGGCACGGAGGCCTTGTGCTGACAAGGGTACCTGAAGAGATCGCGCAGCAGAGAACTGATTATTATATGCAACAAGCATCAGATCAACAATCTGCGATCGACGCTGAACTCGCTAAGGAACAGCATAAGAGTATGCCTATCAATGTTGATAGAAATACTCGTGTAACCTTCGGTGGCTCTAAGAAGTCTTAAAAGAATTCTAGTCCATCTTAGGATAAACTAAATGTCTAAAGGAGGACACAACTATGGCAAATAAAGATGCTGCGTTCGGTCTAAGACCGATCGGAAAAGTTGGTCAGAACGGAGACAATAACGGTTTATCTGAATACGATATCGCGGCAAGTGCTTCAGCGATTTACTTTCAAGATCCAGTAGAGATTTTATCTACAGGAACAATTGGAGTAGCTGCAGCAACAGACGCATTATTGGGTTCACTAAACGGTGTTTTCTTCACTGATGCAACTACAAGTAAACCTACCTTTGCGAATCATTTAAACGCTTCAAACACGGCGACTGACATCAAAGGGTTTGTAACGGATGATCCGTATCAAAGGTATGAAATACAATCGGACGGCGCTTCTGAAGCAACAGACGTCGGACAAAACGCTGACATTGTGTATGCAGCCGGATCTTCACCAGATTTTGTATCTAAAGTAGAATTAGATGAATCTGATCATAAGGACGCTACAGCACAACTCAGAATAATTGGTATCTCGAAAGACCCAGAAAACAACACTGCAGGTTCTGCAAATGTTAACTTGGTCGTTATAATTAACGAGCACCAATTAAAAGGCACAACGGGGGTATAATAACTATGGCAATATCACGTAATCAACTAGTCAAAGAACTAGAGCCAGGTTTAAATGCCTTATTTGGCCTGGAGTATAAACAGTATGAACAAGAACATGCTGAGATATACAACACTGAGTCATCTGACAGAGCTTTTGAAGAAGAAGTTATGTTATCAGGATTCGGTCAAGCACAAGTTAAACCAGAAGGTTCTGGTGTAACGTTTGACAGTGCTCAAGAAACTTTCACAGCAAGATACACTCACGAGACAATAGCTCTTGGGTTTGCAATCACTGAGGAAGCAATTGAGGACAACCTGTATGACAGACTTGCTTCTAGATATACAAAAGCTTTAGCAAGATCTATGGCTCAAACTAAACAAGTTAAAGCAGCTGCACCATTAAACAATGGTTTACCATCTGGATCTTTCAATTCAGGTGACGGTGTAACTCTTTTCGCAACAAACCACCCAACTATTGCTGGAACTTTCAGTAATACGTTGTCTACGGCTGCGGACTTAAACGAAACTTCATTAGAGCAAGCAATGATCGACATTGCAGCGCTTACTGATGAAAGAGGTTTAAAGATCGCTGCAAAAGCTGTGAAGATGATAATCCCATCTGCATTACAATTTACTGCAGAGAGATTAATGAAATCTTCTCAGAGAGTTGGAACTGCTGATAATGATGTTAATGCACTTGTATCTATGGGAATGATTCCTGGTGGATACACAGTTAACCACTATTTAACTGACACAGATGCGTTCTACATCACTACAGACGTACCAAATGGAATGAAGCATATGGAAAGAGCTCCATTAACTACAAAAATGGAAGGCGATTTCGATACTGGCAATGTTAGATACAAAGCTAGAGAAAGATACGTATTTGGCGTATCTGACCCTAGAGGTATCTATGCATCACCAGGTGCTTAATAAATAATTTGAGGCGGGACACAATCCCGCCTCATTTCAAACATAGAAAGAAAAAATGCACCCTAAAAACTTCAGAGTACAAATTAACGCTTACCAATATCACGCAGACTTTATAATCAATTGTCTAGATGGCCCGGTAGATATAGAAAATGCCATAGTTGACAGATTGGGAAAAGGTGATATAAAATGGGAACATCTTGGAGAAATGATGGACCCAAGAGTACAAAGAATAACCTATGAGGAGGTTATCAATGGAGGCGATAATGCAACATCTGGAGACCCTTTACACACAAAAGAAGGGACTAGATCTTCAATGGGAGCAGGAGCATCTGAAAGAGGGTAGATATACTCTCGATATGGTTAAGATTGACAGAAAAGTCAGAGAAGTAATTAGCCAGATCAAAATAGCAGAGGCAGAAAAAGCTAATGCACAAAACAGAATAGACGATGCGGCTCCTCAAGTTTCTGTAGCTACTTAATAAAAAGCTACATCGTTGGAAAATTCCGATCCACATTACAGGCTCTCTTGCGCTCTATTCAAATCTAGTATATAAAAAACTAACTATACAAATAAGTTTATGTAGACGCGTATAGTCGACGGCCTAGAGACTACATAAACGTAACTAGGAGGATAATACTATGGCAAACACTACGTTCCAAGGACCAGTAACATCCAAAGCAGGATTTATTACTACAGGTCCAGCTAATGTTGTAGACGCTGATTCTAGCATCTCGTTAACAGTTGCTTCTCATTCGGGAAAAATTGTACACAACGATGCAGCAGGAGCAGTGACTTACACATTACCAGCGACAAATGCAAACTCTGATTCTGCAGTTGCAGGACCAGGTGCTGATCTAAACAACTTATCTAATGTTGGTGCAAAATTTGAAATCTTTGCTTCTACTACGAAGACAGGAAATCTAGTTGTACAGGTTGCAAACGCAACAGACGTTATGATTGGAAGTGCATCATTTATTGATGACACATCTGATAACATGGTTGGTTTTGAAACAGCTGCAACATCTGATACAATTACTTTAAACGGTACTGATACAGGTGGTGTAACATTTGCAAAAATCGAATGTACAGTTATTGCTTCAGGTAAATGGAAAGTTGACGTGATTTCAGGTTGTACTGGAACACCAGCAACTCCGTTTAGTGCGGCAGTAAGTTAATAATCAAATTAGTGTGGGCCTTCGGGCCCATACTTAATTTAACGGAGAATATAAAATTATGAAAAGTGATGTAAAATCAGTTAGAGTTACAGCTACAGGAGCAGTCTTTGCTGGAAGAACTAGACTTAGAGGAATCATCTTAGCATCTGATGCAGGTGGTGCTGGGACTATAATTCTTCAAGACAATACAGACAGCACAACTTTGTTTCAAGCTGACGTTCCTAATGGAGATGTTTTTTCAATGAATATCCCTGAAGATGGAATTTTATTTCCAGGTGGAATGAAAGTCTCAACTATTACAAACATAGATGCAGCTACTTTATTGATTGATAAGTAGGAGGTTAAATGGCTAACACTACCTCGGGAACATCAACGTTTTATAAGAATTTTTCTATTGATGAAATAGTAGAAGAAGCTTACGAGCGTATCGGACAACAAAATGTTTCAGGATATCAACTTAAATCTGCAAGACGATCTCTTAATATTCTATTTCAAGAATGGGCTAACAGAGGTTTACATTATTGGGAAGTTGCAAATAATAGTATTACATTAGTTGCAGACCAAGCAGTATATACAATGTTTAGATCTACAGGAGATGGTACGTCTGATGCAACAGCTGTTTATGGAGTTGACGATGTGTTAGAAGCTTCTTTTAGAAACTCTAACATAGATACACCACTTACAAAAATAAATAGATCTCAATACCAAGCTTTATCAAACAAAACATCTACAGGAGTTCCAACACAATATTTTGTTCAAAGGTTTATTGATAAGGTTACAATAACTTTATACTTAACACCTGGTTCTGATCAGGCAGGAAAATTTATAAATTTTTATTATGTAAAAAGAATACAAGACGTGGGTGATTATACAAATGCAACTGATGTGCCTTATCGTTTTGTGCCTTGTATGTGTGCAGGATTAGCTTATTATCTTGCAATTAAAAACGCACCGCAAAGAGTTCAAGAATTAAAATTATTATACGAAGATGAATTACAAAGAGCTTTATCAGAGGACGGCTCATCATCTAGCACTTACATTAGTCCTAAAGTTTATTATCCGGAGGCGTAATGGCATTATCTTCAGGTAAATATGCAAAATTTATATCAGATAGATCAGGACAAGAGTTTCCATATTCTGAAATGGTTATTGAATGGAATGGAGCTAGAGTTCACATATCTGAATTTGAAAAGAAACATCCACAAATAGAACCAAAATCACATTCAGCAGATGCACAAGGTTTATTAAATGCAAGACCTGATAGAACAGAACCTGAAGTGGCTAGAGTTTTAACTTTAAATCCGTTTAAAATTACAAATGGTTCTACAACAGTAACTGTATTTGAAGAAAATCATGGTAGATCTACAAGTGATACTGTTAGATTTAGAAATGGACAGGGTTCTTTTGGTATAACAACTTCAGATATAAATAAATCTGCGGGATTTACAATTACCAAAGTTGATGCTAATAATTACACATTTACAGCTGCTGGAACAGCAACTGCAAATACAAATATTGGAGGAGGAAGTTTATCGGCTGGACCGGTAACACTATCAGCATAATGGCAGGATTAAGCGCATCAGGATTAAAAACACAAATTAAAAGTTATACTGAAACAGATTCAAATGTTTTAACAGATGCTGTTTTAGAAAATATTATTTTAAATGCTCAATACAAAATATTTAGAGAAATTCCAATAGATGCAAATAGAAAACAACAATTAGGTAATTTAGTTGCTGGACAAGAATCTATTAACTGTCCTGCAGGAGCTGTATTTATTAGAGGTATACAAGTTTACGATACCGCAGGATCAGAAACTACAGGAGCTAATAGATGGTTAGAGAAAAAAGATTATACTTACTTACAAGAGTTTCAAGATGTAACGGGCACATCTGCAGCACAAGGTCAACCTAAATACTATGCTATGTTTGGTGGTGCTACAGGAGAGTCTGACACTACATCTGGACGTATAGCTTTTGCTCCAGTTCCTAATACTACATATAGATTTAGGGTTCACTTTGATAAAGCACCTGATCTTTTAGAGGGCGATAATACTAATTATATAAGTCTTAATTTTCCAAATGGATTATTATATGCGTGTCTAGTAGAGGCATACGGCTTCTTAAAAGGCCCAATGGATATGTTGACATTATACGAACAAAAGTATAAACAAGAAGTACAGAAGTTTGCTGCAGAGCAACTTGGTAGACGTAAAAGGGACGACTACACAGATGGTACAGTACGTATTCAAGTCCCTTCACCGACACCATAACAGGAGATTAATTATGGCAATAACATCAGCAATATGTTCAAGCTTTAAACAAGAGCTTTTACAAGGTAAACACAGTTTTGAATCTTCAGGTGGACACACTTTTAAAATTGCCTTGTTTGATAGTGATGCAAGTTTAGGTGCTTCTACAACAGACTATTCAACATCAGAAGAAATTACAAATACATCAGGATCTGCATACACTGCAGGTGGAGCAACTCTTACAAACTCAGGTGTATCTTTATCTTCAACTACAGCTTTTACAGACTTTTCAGATGTAACTTATTCATCTGCTTCTTTCACTGCAAATGGTGCATTAATATATAATACAACAACAGACGGTGGTTCATCTACTACGGATGCTGTTTGTGTAATTGCATTTGGCGGTGACAAGACGGCTAGTAATGGAACTTTCAAAATAGAATTTCCTACAGCAAATTCAAGTAGCGCAATCATCAGATTAGCATAGGAGGCCGACCATGTCGGTATCTTCAGGATGGGGCAGGTTCACCTGGGGCCAAGCTAATTGGAATGAAAATCAAAAATTTGGAGCAGGTTGGGGAGCCAAGACTTGGAATGAACAATCTTGGGGAGATCTTAATGATGTAACTGTTTCTTTAACAGGTCAAGAAATAACTTCCAGCATGGGTATAGAAGGCTGGGGTAATAATACTTATGGTCAAGGTTCTTGGGGCGAGTTTGCAATTACAATTGGTTTAAGTCCAAACTTTGATATTAGTGGTGTAGAATTTTCAGCTAGCGCAGGTTCTTTATCAGGAATTGGTTCTGCAGTTGTAGAGCCATCAGGTGTCTCTGCATCATTTAGTGTTGGATCATTAGCAGTTGAATCAGATGCTAATGTATCTATGTCAGGTCTTTCTTCATCATTTGCATTAGGCGCTGTAACAGTTGCTGACATGGCTGTTGGTTTAACTGGTCAAGAAGCAACTTTAAGTCAAGGAACTGCAATCGCACCAAACGATACTGTTCAACCATCAGGTTTATCTATAACCTCAGCTCAAGGAACTGCAGTTGGATCTTCTAGTAATCAGGTTGATGTATCAGGATTTTCAATGTCCGCATCTCTTGGAACAGCAGTTGCACCAAATAATACAGCAGTCATATCCGGTCTTTCAATAGAAACTCAATTAGGATCAATTGTTGGATTAGGTGGAGCCGTAGCTCAACCCACAGGTCAGTCTGCAACCGCTAGTGTAGGGGCTTTAGATCCTAATGATATGACTCTTGGATTATCGGGTCAATCATTTAGTGCTAGTATTGGTTCTGTATCTATAGCAGATATTCAGGTTGGATTAACTGGTCAATCAGCTACATTTAGTATTGGATCAGTTAATATTTTTGCTTATGGCGATGTTGACACTGGCTCAAATACATCTTATAGTAATGTTTCAACTGGATCGAATGATACATATTCGGATGTTGCAACTGGATCAAATACAAGTTATAGTGACGCTGCATAGGAGATAAATTATGGCATCAACATTTACACCTTTAGGTGTTGAACTTCAAGCAACTGGTGAAAACGCCGGTACATGGGGAACAAAAACTAATACTAATTTACAACTTATTGAACAAATATCTGGTGGTTTTACAGCGCAATCAATTGCTGGTGGTGCACAAACTACAGCTCTTACTATTACTGATAATGGGACTGGTGATGTAGCGGGTCACAGAATGATTGACTTTACTGGTTCAATTACTGGAAATCAAATTGTAACAATACCTTTAGATGTTCAAACTTTTTCC